GAGAGGTCGTCGTAATCGGAAAAATCGACATGGACCGCCTTCATGGGATCAGCATCGCCACGACCGCGACCAACACACTCTTGTCCTGCAGCAATCCCTCGTATGGCTTGATCTCGGGCTCGACGTAGACGTGCTGGACCAGCCCGCCCAGGGTCTGCGTGTTCTGCGGGTTGCCGGGGTTGCTGATGGCGTCGTCGATCGCGTCAGCCGCGGCGTTGATGGCCGTTGCCGGAATGATCGTTGCGCTGTTGAGCGCGGAAAAGTACGCGACGAAAGCAACGTAAAGCGTGCGAATCGGCGGAATGCCCTTCCCCTTGTAGACGCGCCGCTCCGGCAACTGGAACGTGTAGAGCGCCGGGCACTGCGCCGGCGCAACGTTGGCCTCATGCGGCAGCAGGCGCCCGACGTTGCCACCGAAGATCGCCTTGACTGCCGGCGCGTTAGTGATGAGGTCGAAGAGCGCTTGATAGATCGGTTCACGGGTCGCGCTCACGCTTGCAACGCCTTCTGCATGCCGCGCTTCAACGCGGCCCCGAGCTCGGTCTGTATCTGCGCCCGCATCTCGAACAACGACGGCGCGAGGAACGGCCGCGCCGGAACCTGGCGGACACCCGGCGGGTGCCGGCGGATGTATGAGTCGAGCGCCTTACCGGAAATGGTCCGTGGGCCGCCGCGCGCCCCAGCGCCGACCTTGCGGCTAAATCCATGCTCCCACGCGGCCCCGTAGCTGACGTTCGTGCCAACGTAGGCGATCGCCGTCGTGTCGGTGGACTCGAATCGACTCCTGGTATCTGCGCTGTTCTGCGCGATCGACGAGCGCAGGCGCCCCGTCCTGACGCGCAGGACTTGCCCGGTAAGCTTCTGCGTCTGGACTCTAGCCTGTAACGCATAGCCGAGCTTCTGCACGGTCACGTCGATCTCAGCCTTGACGATCGCCCCCGCGCCCGCGATGCGCGCGACCAGAGCTCTATCGCCGACGATGTAGCCGGAGATCATTTGAGCAGGTCCGCTCCACGGTAGAGCAGCACGACCAGCGCCCAGACGAATAAGCCAGCCCATCCGAAGGCAAGACGCGGCGGCTCGGGTACGAGCTTGAACGCCGCTAGAGCCAGGAACACAACGGACAGGACCATCAGGATTACGGGAATCGTTGCCATGCTCAATCTCCTCAATAAATTGGCGTCACACGCTTGTACTGGTTGAGCACGCCCTGCGCGCGCGCCGTGATGGCGGTATTGGTGAACGTGATCGACTGCTGTTCGATCGCCATCGAGGTCTGCCCAATACGATCGCGATAGCGGAACCAGTCGCCGATCATGTCAACCGCCGCCTGCTCGACATCGAACGGAACATAACCGTAAGAAAGCAATACTGGCGTTGCTGCATCGGCGTCAGCGAAGTAATAGACGCCGTTCGGATCGACACTGTAGGAACCTTTCGTCAACACCGATCCGAACGAAGTCGATTGAAACGGCGAGCCATCGGCATAGGTCACGCCGCGATCGCCCGCATTCCAGTGCGCTTGCGTTACCAGCACGAACGGCGCGCTGGCTGGTATGGTCTGCACCTCGCCCGCGACGAGATAGCCGGCCGAATAGTCCACTTGGATATTGCTGTACCCCGGCGTGAACAGGTAGCCGTTGAGCATCACGCGATACTGATCGAACGTGTAGCCCGACGGTCCTGCGGTCTGCCAGCCAAAACCGATAAAGTTCGTCGTCGATGCCGTGCCTAGCGGTGGCCGCGACGGCACCTGAATGCCATTGATCGCAACGGCAGAGACATTGGTGATCGGGAAATTCGGCAGCATCATCGTCGGCCCGCCTAAGCCGCTGCGAAACTCGACGTAGGGCAGGTTGCGGATGGTGCGGTTGAGCATCGACTGGATGTACGTCGAGACGGCCGAGATCAGCCGTTCGAGCAGTGAATCGAAACTCGCCAGCCCGCCATCGACGTAAACGCCGAATGCGGTTGAATCCACCGGGATCGAAAAGTTCACGTTGTCGATGACGGTTATCGTATATTCATTGCCGTTGACTTCGGTCGTGCCGTTGACCGCGAACAGGCCAACAACAAGTCCGGACGACAGTGGAACCTGCGGCGGCCCGACGAGTGTGACCACCGCTGGGTTGGCATTGGTGATGCCGGCAATCGCTAGGCCGGACAGTCCAAGCCACGCCTTAGCGTTGGCCAGAGTGGTGAGGTCGCCTGGGTTCATGTCGAAAAAATCCGCGACGGCGATGGCTAATAGTCGGTCAGGGAGGAGAACCCGACAAACCACGCCGCCGCGGCGCTTCTCAGACGTTAGCTTTTCACCCCCGTTATCACGCCGAACGCTGGCGGGAAATACATCTGCAACACGGCGTCGAAGTACACGCCGAGCGTGCGCTGCAACGTCACGACGGGCCAATCAACTTGCCAGTAATCGCGACGGCAGAGCTTGCGGATGATGTTCGGCACATTCGACAGCGGGTACGGATTGGTACGGCTGTAGAAGATGATCGTGCCCGCCGGGATGAACGGGTGCGCGTGAATCTGCAGCTGCGCGGTCGAGAATCCGACCGGGTTGTTATAGACCCGCGCCTGTGCTGCCGCCGCCATACCGTTCGAGCTCGCATCGCCCATGAAGAACGGCGCGAGGTTCGTGTTGCCGGTCAGGATTAGCTTCGACAGGGCCAATTGATCGGCCGGGGACATGAAAATGTCCGTCGGCACCAGCCGGTAATTCGCGATCCGGTCGGCGATCAGCGCGTTGAACTCCGTGATGCCGCCCGAGCCAGAACCCGCCGTCGTCAGCGGCGAACCGCCCAAGTCCTTGACGTAGGCGCCCGAACCCGACGCGAGAATCTGCGTCAGGATGCCATCGTAGTTCAGCGAGTTGGTCGAAACGTCCGACGACGGGGCAGCAGAGGCTAGCTGGCCGGTGCTGTTAAGGGTGGTGATGGTGACGGTCGGCCAGCCCGTGATCGCAGCCAGCCGCTCGGTTCCGGCGGTCAGGCCCAGATACCAGGCATAGCCGATTGCGCCGTTCGTCGCCGTAACCGTCGCGGTAATCGAACCGTGGTTCGTGCCGCCGCTGACGTTGATCGATGCGCTTGCGGCCGACTGCGCGCCGCTGAAGCCCTGAATCAGATCAGTGGACCCGTCCAGATTCGAGCGGGTGTACGGCAATTGAATCGACCCGCCCAGCGCCGCAGCAACGCCCGATGCCGTGACTGCTGCTACGGTCGGCGGGGTTGACGTTTCCATGCCCATGTAGGTCAGCGGCACGACGATCAGGCTGTAGCCCGAACCGTCAGCCAGGTTGCCGCCCGTGGTAACGGGCGTTCCTGCAGGTGTTGCACCGGTGCCGAGCGCGAGCGATGAGTTCGCGCCGATGTCCATGCGCTCCTCGCCTTCCATCGTGCCCTGTAGGGTCGTGGTGGCAGCAAGCGCCATCAGGTCTTCAAACGTAACGGCGGCGAGGTACGCCTGTTCGGTCACGAAGTTGTCCAGACCCGAGGTACGGAACGGCGCGGTCTTGTCGACCACGGTCTGCGCCATTGCTGGGCCGCGGTGGCCTTCGCTCAAACCGATGTTGATGTTCGTCGGGTTGATCGCGGTCAGCGCGCGCCAGTTCGATTGGATACCCGTTCCGCCAGTGACCCGCGGAATCATGTTGCGGAAAAGCGTGGTGACCGGGTAGAGCAGCCGCGCGCCTTGTTCGAGGTCGTACTGCGCGAGGCCAGAGGTTGCGGTGCTGGGCTGGGTGAAAGCCTTCTGCATCGTGTGGCCCCAGCGCTTGCGGAGTTCTTCTTCGGTCAGCGCGTTGGGCGCGCCGTTGGCCTTGAACAGACACGACTTCATGACGTTGATTGCGACGGCCGGATCAACGCCCTTCTTCCAGGGAATTTCCTTGAACAGTTCCAGAACGTTCGGGCTTACTGATTCCATGATTTAACTCCTGCTGCGAATGCGGTTAGGTTGAGGTTGTCGAAGGCGCGCGCTATTTCGCAGCAACGGCCGCCAGTTTGTATCGCTTCTGCAAATACGACGAGGCATAGTCGATCGTGCCGTCGCCGTTGTAGATGTAGTCGCTCTTTTCGAGTGACGGAAATTCCGGCGTATCGGCGAACGCCGTGGGGGCTGGTGCTTCCTTTTCGACTTGCTTGGCGACCGCGCGCAGCGTGACGTAGGGGACGGGCTGCGCTTCTAGCTTCTTGATTCGTTCCAGCGCGTCCTTGAGTTCAGCCGACGCGGCTTTTTCGAGGTTGCCCTTGTGCGCTTTGTCGGCGGCGCAATCGGCGCCCATCGATGCAGCGTGATCGTGGATTGCCTGCACCATGTCGCCGTGCGCGGCGGTAAACCGGCCGGCCTTGGCAACGATGGCGGCCTTGACCGCTTCGGGCGTCTTCAGTCCCTTGCGCTCGTCCTCGGTCAATTCGGCGTCGGCGATCTTCATCAGATCGACCAGCAGCAGTTCGGGATCGGCGAGACGCTTGGCGAGCTTGCCAGCCTTGGCGAAGACCTGCAGCACCTTGGCGGTGTCGTCCTCGTCGTTGTCGTTTTCCTCGTCGTCTGCCTTGTCGCCCGGCTTTTCTTTTTTCTTCTTGTCGTCGGCCTTCTCGATGTCGGTCGGCGCTGCCTTGTCGCCGCCTTTCCAATCGTCGGGCAGATCAGACGTATCACCTAGCGCCTTCGCGCGCGCGATGATGTGCGCCTTTGCTTTTTCCTTGTCCTTCGCGCGCCCGTAAGCCTGCACGGCGTTTTTCAGGTCGCCGACGGTCTTGATCGGGAACGAACCATCGGGCAAGGCCGCACCTGATTCCGCCGCCTTGTCGCGCGCTTCGGTCGAGAACTCGCGCTTTTTCAGATCGTCGGCGGTGACCAGCATCGAATCGACGCCGATCAGCTTGATGATGTCGGTCATGCCCAGGCCGTTCGCTTTCATCGCCTCGGCAAACTCGGCCACCTGCTCATCGGTACCGACCACTTCAAATTCGGGCGGCTTGAACGCTTTCTTTTCCAGCGCACCGTCAGCCTTCACGATGTCGAAAAACTTGGCCGTCGGGATGCACGGCGAATCGACCAGACTGATTTCGGCCGGCTGCGCGGTGTAGCGCTTGATGGTCCGGTCGCCGATCTTCTCCGTCGTCTTGTCGCCGACGTAGCTGCCGCCGATGCTGAATCCGGTATAGACACCCTCGATCACCTTGGCCCATTCGCTGTCATCGACGACCTTGGCGGTGATGTCGATCGCTTTCGCGGTATCGTTGAAGTCGATTGCGGTCAGCTTGCCCGCAGCGACCTTGCCGTGCATGGCGCGCAGGTTGCCGAGCGACTTGCCGCCTGTGTCGGTGTCGAACGACTTCGACCAGTCGACGAAGTGCTGCTTGGACGAGGCATAGTCGAATATCTCATCGGCGCGGTCCGGCACTTCCTGCACGGCGCGGCCAAAGACGAGGCGCTTGGCTTCGTCGACCTTGGTGATCTGGGCAAATAGGCGCATGTCGGACATCGCGTTACTCCTGAGTTTGTTCGGTGTCGCCGAAGTCGACGACGGGCACGATCACACAGCGGCAATTCGGATGAGCAGGCGGCGCGTCGTCCCCGCTCGGATATTCGTCATCCAGCGCCAGCACGCCATCACCATTCGGGCCGGCTGCGGCGTTGTCCAGGCAATCCTCCTCGACCAGATCATCCTCGGCGGTGACCCATTGCTTGCGCTCCACGACGCCGCTCGCCTTATATCCGTTGAGCGCCCCGGCGTTGGCCGCCATCTGCGTTTCGGTGCGGGCGATGGTCATGGCTCGTTCTTCGCTGAAGCCGTAGGAGTCGGCAATTTCGCTGGCGAGCTTGTCATTGCTCCACCCACCAGCAATAGCGTCTGCCACAGAGGTACGCAGAAAATCCCGAGTGGTATCGTCGATCGCCCATTCGGCGTTCGCGTTTTCGACCAGGCGCCCGAGTTCGTCATATCTCATTCCGACCAGTTCGGCGGATCGATCCCGCGCGTAGCTAGTAGCGAAATCGCTGACCACTCCGGCAGCACCTTCAGCAGCGCGAGTTTCAATTCCGACGGCGGCCAGGGCTGCATAACTACCGTCCTCGACGATAGAGGCCAGAATGGCGTCCACGTCCCCGACAAGAATGGACCAGCCCGTGAAGTCGATGCCGGCGATGATTTGCTCAAGCGCATCCTGCTCGTCTTGCGAGAGGTCAGCCTTGCCAACCCTGGCGCGGATGCGTGCGACGTCGGCCGCGAAGCGCGGTGCGGCGTAGCGGAAGAATGCGCGGATGGTTTTGGCGAGTTCATCGCGTTTGCTCAGTAGCGAAGCCCGCTCAGGGTCGAGTTGCGCCCGTATTTGCGTACGCCTTTTCCCACCTTACCGGCGACCCCCGGCGCCGGCGATGCGCCCGGCTTAGGCGCGAGCGCGGCCTGCGCCTTCATCTTGTCTTCGTTACGCGCGTCCGATTCGGCCTGTTGGTCAGGGGGCAGCACGGTAGCGTTGACGTTCGACGAGAACGTCGGCTGATCCATCTGAGCGCGCATATCCGGCGACATCGCATCCATGCCCAGCGATTGCCGTATTTCGTCGGGGTGCATCGCCTTCATGGTCGAATAGAGGTTGAACCGCTGCGCTTCCTCAAGCGGGTCAGTGGCGACTTCCTCCTCCCACTTGAACACGATGTCGCGGCGGCCAAACTTCAGGTTGATGATGTGATTCATCAAGTCGGCCAGATAGCTCGCATACGGCAGCGTGCCTTCTTCCTTCTGCTGCTCAGCGTGCGTCTGTCCGGTCGCGCGGTTCATCATCTTGACGAACGGCATCGGCGAGAGCCCAAACGCAAAGCACATGATGCGGATCAGCCATTCGTCGGTCGCATCGGTCAGCGCATCCTTGCGCGGCTCATACGGCGGCTTGCCGCCGCCAGGCAACCAGCGCACGCCGCGGCGATTCCTGAGATTGCCTTGCAGCACCGAATCGAACAGCATCTGGAACTGCGCTATCTGGTCCGGATTCCACGTGTCCGGCGCAAACGCGAACATATCCGGCACGCTACCCGCAGTGTAGAAGTCCTTGAGGAAATCTTCGCGCAGTAGTCCAATTTCGATCGTGCGGATGATCTGTTCTACCGGTCCGTAACCGTAGGGAATGTCGACGCGAGGATTTCGCGGCTTGTACAGCAATTCGGGGAATGGCTCGCCAAAGCTATCGACCGGCACCGGCTGGCCCTTCGGCACCGGCTGGATGTAGTCGATCGCCGGCAAGCCCTTGAGCACCTGCTGATACGCGGGGCCGAACTCCGGCGGCGGCAGGCGGCCGTCGGCCATGATCTTCGGCGTAAACAACGCACCGTCGAGAATTTCAAGCGAGTACAGATCACCCACACGAGTCGGCCGCAGCCAGATCGCGGGCGCATCGTAGACCAGCACCTGCTCCATCAGCTGAAACGTCCAGTCGCGCCAGGTATGGACCTTATCCGGATACGCCAGCATGTCCTCGATCGCATCCATGCTAGCGTCACGACCTTGCTTCTTGTCGCGCGGCCCGATCGTCCAGGCCATCGTCGTGATTTCTTCCTTCACCCGCTCGATCATGATGCGGATGATGTCGAAATTCGCCATCTCCTTGAGGAACGGGAAGCCGATCCGCAAGCCGGTGCGCGGCGTGACGCGCGTGTTGTATCCGACCGGGTAATCCCACATCCGGCCCTGCGCGCCGAAGCCTGGTGCTTGTGCAATGGGCTGTAGCGGTTGCTGCGGCGGGAACAGGACCGAGCCAGCGTCAGCGCCCAGGATGCGAATCGCAACAGCCTGCAGCAGGCGCCGCCCGAACGGTGCTGCAGCACTCGGCGCGCCCAGGTTCGACGTCGGCGGGTACTGTGGTGCATACAGCGGCGTTTCCGTGCCAACAAGCGATGCGGTGCCCGCCTCGTAGGCATCGATCATTGCCGGCACCGGATACTCGAACGGCGCAGACGATGATGCCTTGGGCTGCTTGGTCGGCGGTGGCGGCGTGCGCGCCATTACCCGATCACCTTCGCCATGTGGGCGAACGATGCGATAGCGAAACTACGCTGCTCGCGCTCTCGATCCCTGCGCTCTTCGCCGTTGCGCTGGTTAATCGGCCGCAGGCAATCCTTGCACCAGCCCTGCAGTCCGTCTTTGCGCCGCGCGTTAGCGTGGAAATACTCGCCCGTCCGCGGCAAGATTCGCCGACAGCCGCCGCAGGTATGCATGATCATCAGTGCCCCCGCCCGAAGGCCCGCGGCGTTTCCGGCAACGCCGGTATCTGGTGTTCGTTCGTCATTGCGCGCGCCAAGTGTTCGATCATGCTCAGCGCCTTGCCGAGTTCGTGGGCAAGCTCGGAGATGTTGGCTTCAGCCGCAACCAGCCGGCTCTCGTAGCGCGCATTGCGATAGACGGCAGCCATCAATGCTTGCCATTCGGCGGCAGGTGCAGCGTCGTACCCGGCACAGCCTTGTCGGCCGGCGCGTGTACATCGCCTTGCTGCCGGTGTTTTTCGAGGGCATCGACGCGCGCGACCAGCACCTTCAATGCTTGTTCGAGCACGTCGATGCGTTCGTAGGGCGTCATCCGATGATCCCTGTGCCGCCAGTCGGACCCGTTGCGCCCGTTGCACCAGCAGGACCGACAGGAGCCGGACCGACGTTGCCGGTAGTGCCCGTGTTCGCCGTCTTGCCGACTGCGCCCAGGTGACCGACTGCGCCTGCCACACCCGTATTGCCGGTTAGACCCGTGAGCCCGGTGACGCCGGTGCCCTGGATCGCGCCGAGGTGACCACCAGCACCGGTCGCGCCGTTGGCCCAGTTGAAGCCCGCGCGCAGTAGGCCCGCCGAATACGCGGACTGCGGAATGGTCAGCAGCACGCCGCCACTGACCGGCACCAGCGGATAGGCGATGCCATCGGCGCAGACGTGCGATGTCACCGGCGGGAAATATGCGCTGTTGCTCGAAAACAGAACAAGGTTCGCCATAGTCGCCCCCGCTTACAGGCCAGTCGGCCCGGTATTGCCCGTGGCGCCCGTTGGCCCAGTCACACCCGTTCCGCCCGTGCCACCGATCGCACCAGCTGCGCCGGTTGCACCGGTTAAGCCGGTCAGGCCTGTTGCACCCGTGCCGCCCGTACCACCTGTTCCGCCTGTGCCACCAACGCCGCCAGTGCCACCGGTATTGCCCGTGTTGCCGGTCAATCCCGTGCCGCCCGTAACGCCTGCGCCGAAACTCCACCCGGCCGCGAAGATGTCGCGCGGGATGGCGCCATTCGGCATGACGACCTGGCTCGAAGCGACCGCATAAAATACGCCGTCCGTGCCGAGAATTCCGCCGCCGGTGTAGCCAGAAGGTTGATTCAGGGTGACGTTCATTGCTTCCCTTTCATGCCGGCCAGCCGGCCTGCGTTCGAGTGGTTGATGCAGTGATAGGCACGACCGGCTGCGCTTGTACTGCCGCAAGCCGCTCGTAGTAGCGGTACATTCCCATATCGGATTCATCTGACAATTCGGTAAGCGCCCAGACCAGCGCATCCATGCGGTCAGGCGAAAAGGGCGATGTCAGCGGGTCGTAATCGCACATCTGGTCCTCAAGCTTCGGAAAGCTTCCGACATGATGCACGCGGCCTTGCTCGTACAGCGCAGCGATGGGTTCGGCGCGGATCATCTTGCCGCGCGATGCAGTGACGGATTTGTAACTGACGTTGGCGTCGACGGTGCGGATGGTGAGCTCGACCATCTCGCCGCCGTTGTTTGTTTCGGCAATGAGGCGATCGGCCTTGTGATCGCGATAGCATTTCACCGCAGCCTTGGCCCATAGGTCAGGCGATGCGATCAACGAAACGTCCGCGACGACGTAGAAGTGATCATCCGTACCTTGGCCGACAGCGACTATACCGGTTTCGTCCGAGTCTTCGCGCGACGTAACGGCAGGATCGACAGCGACGACAACACGCTTGAATCCTGGCGCACCCCCAACGCGCGTCGCATCGATCTGCTTGCGCTGCCAGAGTGCACCGGGATTGTCATCGAGCAATTCGGCGTTGAGTTCCTGGCGCCCGAGTCGCGTCCCTTCGTACTTGCGCACAACCGAAGCGTAGAACGCCGCGGCGAGGTTTGATCTGTTTTCATAACTCGTCCCGCGAGTGACGACACAATAAGGATTCTTGAGCAGGTCTTTGACCAGTGGAGTCGGTCGCGGTGTAGTGGTTATGATCGCTTGCGGTGCATGGCCCAAACGCAAGCCGAACATCGCTTGGTCCCAGGCTTCGGGATAGCGCCATGCGCCGAGTTCATCGGCCCACAATTTCTCGTGCTGCTTGTTGCGCAAACGCTCGGGCTCTTCTGCGGTGAAGATGAGCGAGCGGCAACCATTCGGCCACGTCAGACCGCGTTCGCGACTGTAGCTTGGGCGTTCGTCATTCGGACATATCGCGAGGATGCCGGACTCGCCTTCGATCATTGCGGCGCGGGCATCTTCAGCTGTGGGGCCGATCAGGTTGACGTAGCGAAATTTGCGCGCCCACTCGCGCACTTGCTCGGCGCCAGTACGCGTCTTGCCGAAACCGCGACCAGCCATCAACAGCCAGTAGGTTTTCAGGCTTGCAGCGAATTCAGGCGGTGGAAACTGCGACGGCCGCGCCCAGAACGACCAGTCAAACCACAGGCTTGCCCGTTCCGTTTCCGTTAAGCTTGACCAGTTCCGGCGCTGAACTTCGATCGGTAGCGCCCTGAAACAGTTTGCTTTCGACAAGTCCTGCGACGTGGTGGTGTTCGAGAGGATGATCAGGATCTCCCGACAACGTCGTTGCGGTCAGGTCGGGTACAACCTTGCGCAGCAGGCCCAGCGCAGCGGTGACCTGCGTCGCGGTCATTTCCTTTTTGCCAAGCGCATGATCCTGCAAGCAACCGACCATAAGACCGCCCTGAATGCGCTTGCGGACCGTAGCCGCAGCCATCGGGTTGCGATCGGCGTGCATTCCTGGCTTTCCAGCCATCAGATTTGCCCCACGAATACGGCGGGGTAGAACGCATCGACCATAGTCCTCACCGGCGAGGTATCCCGCCTTGCGCGGACTTTAGGACAGAAGCATGCCCGGCTACAAGTAAAAATTACAATGTTGTTTATTCGGCCTGGATGGCTTGGCGTTCGGCTTCGGCTTCTGGACCGCGCCGGTATCCTTCCCGGATGCGTTCAATCGCAGCGGCTGGGCTATAGTTCGGGCATACCGGGAAAGCCTTGATGCTTTCCTCGACAATCCGAGCGCCGTGGCTGGCATCGTCGCAGCCGAAATGCCCGCGGCAATACCAGGACGGGGAACCTTTGGTATCCCCCGAAATTCCGCCCGCATACCGGCACCGATCGCCCGACGAAATCCAGTGGCACCGCAGGTAGTCGGCATCGGCACCCGAGGCGATCCTGACCATCGGTGCCATGCGCCATCCGCACTTGCATGACTTCGCCCGAAAGGCAATGTCGTCGCCGCACTCGGGGCAATTTTTAGTCTGCATTTTCCTGCTCCATCTCGGCATCGGTTGGCACTTCCCCGACGTACTGCGCGAACTTCTCGGCCCCGAAAAGCGTGGCTGGTCTGAGGTACTCGGCCATCTTCGGATCGTCTTGCCATCGTCGCCAACGTCGCATGATCACCGCCTTGCAGTCGCTTGGGGTGTAGCCCTCCTTGAGCCTGGCAATGATCGGCTTGAGCGTGCTCGCTGTAGGTCTAAAGCTTCGCCCCGTTTTTTTGTTCAAAAACAACAGCAAATCGGCTGCTACTGCGGTGTTGCCGTTGATTTTGGCCTTTGCTGGCAGTGATTCGGTGTCGACCTTTGGCGAAGCCGAAGTCGACAATGGGTTTAAGGTCTTTTGGTTCTTGGTTACTGGCTTATGGTTATTGGCTGGCATTGCCATCGCATTGCGTTCGCTATGCGTTCGCATTGCGTCTGCATTGCCAACGTATTGCAGATCGTCCCATCGAACGGCGGCTGCTGCTGATGCCTTCGCAGACTTTTCCCTGTACTTGGCGACCTCCTCATCGCAGCGATTGTGGTGGAATCCGTCCGGGTTTTCGGTGAAAAACTTGCGCAGGCAGTGTTCGACCGCATCATTGTCGGCTTTGTCTCGACATCGCAGTGAGCCGTAGAGGTCAACCCGATCGACTGGCAATGGCTTTTCGTCGCTGTAGTACAGGTCGATCATGCGGCGATAGGCGCCGTCCTGGCGCATGGTTAACCCTATGGTTTTTTTTAGGTAATCTCCTATGTGATGGGGGTAATGGTTCACGCATTTTCCAGAAACAATACCTGTTGTTTAGGTGCCAATCGCACCGGATGACACTGTTTGCCGCTAAAGGCGCAGGCCCGTCGCACACGCTCCTCAATCGTGCCGGCCGCGATCAGTTCATTGACCCGGCCGCATATGGCGTTGATCGGGATCGCGCTCAGGTGGGACAGTTCGCCGCGGGTGAAGTCCCGCGCGGGGTGACTCAACAGGAACGCGACGACCTTGGCCTGGCCGCGGGTGAGGTCGATGCCGTGATAGGCGTCGAGACTGGTGTCCCGGACGTTGGTCTTGCTCAAAATCGCCCGCTCCCGCGAGTGAAACCCCGGCCGGAGCCGGGGCAGTGCGTTACTTTGTTTACGGTGCGGCGGGGGTATTGGCGGCGACAGCTGCAGCAAGCGCGTCCGACTTGCCCTTGATGTCGGCTGCCAGCGCATCGATCGCGGCTTGGTTCGGCTGCAGTGCAGCGACTTGGGCCGCAAGCCCTTGGATCAGAACGACAGCGGAATCGACCACGGTATCTTCGGCGGTTACCGCTGCTTGTACGTCGGCGAGAGTTGCCATAATTTGCTTTCCTTGTGTTTGGACGGCCTGGACTATCGCGAGAATCTGATCGAGCTTGGCCTTGAGCTCGTCATCGCCGTTATGGAAATACACGTCAATCCGCATCACTTCCCTTTCGCCATGACCGCGAAATAGTGCTCGACGTCCGCCACGCTACGCGCGACGAAGGCTACCCCATTGGCCCGCTGCACCCGCGACAGGAACTCGACCTGTGCCTCGGTAGGATTGCCCCCGAGCCGCTTGACCTCGATGGCCAGAAATCGCCCGTCGCGCATCTGCCCGATGATGTCGCTACAGCCGACGAAGCCAAAGCGTATCCTGCGCCCGTCGACGTCCCACTGGCCGGCGTTCATCCGGGCGAACCACGCCACGGCCTTGGCATAGGGTAGGTATTCTAGGATCGCGGCCAGCACGTCGCGCTCGGCTGGCTTGGGGTATTTGCCGGCCGCTTGGGGGATGGCCACGCCGCTAGTATCGACCACTGCAGCGCTGCGGACCCGTTCGGCCAGCCATACCTCGGTCTGGCGGTAGACGCTCATGCCGGGTTCCACGTGGAACGCTGACAGGGCGCCATACCGGCGGTCATGCGCGGGCCTCGCTGGGCTTCTGCAGCACGGCCCGCAGCTTGCCAGCCGTATCTCGCTCACACCATGATTGCCAGCCCTGCGGCACGGTCCCCGCCTGCATCCAGTTATAGATGGTCTGGCGGGTCACGCCGAGCGCCTTAGAGGCGCGGGCTACGCTGCCAGAACCGTAGTGCTCGATTACTTGCCGCGGGGTCATAGGTGGACTGTAGCCGCGTAAAATATATTTGTCAAGGGGTATTGACAGGCTGTATAACTTGCTTTACAGTTCAGTCTTGGCAACGCACAACAAGGAGCAGACGATGGAAGCAGTAACGAAAGCGACAACGGGATACATGCCCCTGCCGTATCACATTCCTACCGGCTGGTACTTCATGGAATCGGATCGCGGATTGGATTGGCCCAAAGGCCCGTTCATTTCCAAAGATGAATGTGAGTGCGCCATCCGCGACTTCCTCAAGGCGGCAGTATGACCACCGTAGCGGTGAAGCAAGCGCATACGCCGAAGATCGAAGTGCGCCGGCAGGGTCGTCAGTGGGCCATCTACCGTGACGGCGTTCTAATCGAGGGCGGTTTCTTTTCCAGGGAGGCTGCAGCAGACGCAGCCGCCATCGCAAAGGCGCAGCCGCTATGACACCAGCCGAAAAAAACCTGCACGACATCGCGCGAAGCTTCTCCGAGCTAGCGGTGCGCCCGGTCCGCGTCATCCAGTGTGCCTATTGTGACGGGATCGGCAGACGGGAGAACGGCGACCATTGCTACTACTGCTCGGGCGTCGGAAGGATTGCAACCGATGGGGGAGAGGTATGAGCCGCGCCGCGATATTCCTGTTGCAGGCCGTCGAGCACGCCCGCTACGCCTGCGAGCGCACGCGCCGGATGGTACAGGTTGCCATCGCGCGGTTCATGGCTCTTCTGGCGATTGAGCGGGCATCATGCGTATAGAACTCAACGAGGCCGAGATTGCGCGCGCCATCGAGCGGTACGTCCGCGTCAAGAACGTATCTGACTCGCCAAACCATGAATACAAGGTGACGATCCAGTGGCGCGGCAAGTCCGCGCTCGTCGACATCAGGCCAGCAATCCCGACGCTAACGGAGACTGTTGATGACCCAATCAGTGCTCGTTCGTAGCCGCACGCCCAGGGCTGGACCAGACCATTCCAAGCTGATCCTGTGGCCGCTGATGCCGCTGCTATTGCTCAACGCCGTCATGTGGAAATTCTACAGCGGCAACGGGTGGATTGCGGCCGGATGGTTCCTGGCGTTTATCGTCAGTGTGGGCTTTGCGAGGAAAACATGATCGACGACATGGAACGGATTGAAACAGCGGAAACGAAAGTACTTGACTGGATCATCGTCATCATTTCCTGCATTGTCATCGTCTTTTTCATCGTGGAGAAACTAAGTGGTTAAGTCAATCCTTGATCCGACGTTCAAGTATACGAACGCGGCGAATACCGACATTCGGGCGACGTTCAGGCGCATCCGCAAGGAACAGGCCGAGCAGGCGAAGCAGGCCGAGGCCGAACAAGCCGCGAAGGTGCAGCCGATCCGCAAGGTGCGGCCGTGAGACTGCCGAAGACGATTGCCCTTTGGCTGGCGCTTCGCAAGACCACGACGCCGGAGGAACGCAAGAAGGTTAAGCGATCCATCGGCAACCGGTACGCCAAGCGCAAGGCGAAGGCAGCAGCGTGAGCGAGCCGGCCATTCTCGGCACGATCCGCGCATCATCCTGGCCGACGTTGTTCGATTGTAGCCTGCGCTGGTACTACCAGAACGTGCTCGGACTACGCACGCCGTCGCACGGGAAGTCTCAGCTTGGAACGGCGCTGCACAAGGCGACGGCGGTCTATGACGCGCCGGGGTTGGTAGGCGCGCCTGGGAGCCTCGGTGAAGCCACAGACGCGCTCATGCAGACGCTGCAACAGCCGCAGCACCCGGTCGAGTGGGATGACGACTTCAAGCCGGCGAAGGCCGAAGCGATTGGGCTGGCGCTGACCAAGAACTACGCGGAGCAAATCGCGCCGAAACACGAATACCGCGCGATCGAGGTCAACTGCAACGCCCTCGACATCACGACCGAAGCCGGCGTGGTCCGCATCAGCGGCACGACTGACCGCGTGCGCGTTACCGAGGACGGGCGCGAGGGCATCAGCGACATTAAGAGCGGAGGACGCGCGGTTGCCGCCGATGGCCGCGCCGTCACCAAGGGCCACCATCTGCAAACAGGGATTTATCGCATTATGGCCGAGGCGGCGCTTGAGCGCGTATTCGACGCGCCCGACGAAATCATTGGCTTGCAGGTTGCCGCCAACGCCCGCGTAGGCTGTGCAGAAATCTCCGATAGCCGCACGCCGCTGGTCGGCGACGAGGACGCGCCTGGTCTGATCGAAATGGCGGCGCGCATGCTCAAGAGCGGGATATTCCCGCCTAACCCGCGTTCGATGTTGTGCTCGCCGACGTACTGCGGCGGGTATTCCCGCTGCAAATTCCACGACTGAGGAGATCAAAATGACAACCGCATCGGCAAATATAGCCGACCTGAAACACGGCCCGACGCCGCGAGAATCACGACTACCGGCAGTCCAGCCCGGCTTCGGCGACCTGCAATCGTTCGAACTCTTGCAGCGCGGCGCGAGGCTGCTGGCGGCGTCGCCGTTGGTGCCGGAAATATACCGCGCCGGGGATGGCGCTGGCGTCGCCTCATGCGTCATCGCGCTAAACATGGCGCTGCGCATGAAGGCCGACCCGCTGATGGTGATGCAGAACCTTTACGTCGTGCATGGACGCCCGGCATGGTCGGCGCAGTTCCTAATTGCCTGCTTCAATCAATGCGGGCGATTCTCTGCGATCCGCTATCGCTGGCAGGGCACGCAGCCGACCAGCGACTGGGGTTGCCGCGCCTACGCCAAGGAATTGCAGACTGGCGACGAAATCGTCGGCCCGCTGGTGACGATGGCGACGGCCAAGGCCGAAGGCTGGATCGAGCGCAAGGGATCGAAATGGCAGACGATACCCGAACTCATGCTGACCTATCGTGCAGCCGCCTGGATGGTTCGCACGCACGCGCCGGAACTAGCGATGGGGCTGCCGACCGCCGAAGAAATCAACGACTACATCGACGTGACGCCTCAACGCGAGCCGTTGACGCCAGAGGGCATCAAGGCTGCAGAGCACGCGACCGGCGCAACGGACAATTTTTCGCAAGGATTGCCGGGAGACAAAGGGGCAACGCAGTCCAACGTCGGTGCGGTCGGCGACAGCGGCCGCACCGACGGCCCCGCCTATGCAGAAATAGCAGACAAGATTAACCGCGCAAAGTCGCACGATGACGTTGACGCAGCCGTATCACTCATCCACGCCAGTTTGCCAGCGCCGCAGCGTCTAGAACTAGCCGACCTCGCCAGGGCGCAGCATATTTCGATCGGCGCCTAATGCCAGCCTGCCCGATCTGCAAGACCGTGGCGGTAGCAATGCGGGCCGGGACTCCCTATTGGGAGTGCCCCGGCTGCGGCCTATTATTCCAAGACCCGATGCCACCGAAGCTGTACCAGCACCCGGATGAATACGACCTGCAGGAAATGCCGGAGGGCGATAAAACCGCGAACCGGATGCTGGCGCAGTGGCTATTCGATAACCCGATGCGTAAAGTGGCCGGGGCGACACTGGATGTCGGAAGCAAACATCCTGTGCTGGCGGCCTATCTGCGCGAGCACGGCTGCGCTTCATTCGCAATCGACGCGGAATTACCGCGGTATTCGCTCGGCATCGAGGTATTTCACGGTGATTTCGAGCGCGACGCCATCCCCGGATCATACGACCTCATCACGTTCGTCCACGTCTGGGAGCACGCCTATCACCCAGCCGCGACTATGACGAAAATGCGCGGACTCATGCGCGACGAGCACTCGCGGCTGTTCCTGCGGATTCCCGACAGCAACGTCGATGGGATTGACCGCGATTACATACCGGAGCGATATGCCATCCACCCATACATTCATTCGCTATCGTCCATCGCGCAACTGTGCGCGCAGACGGATGCATTTGTGATCGAGCATACCTATGCGCTGCTACCGGGGCAGCGGGATATGGTGTTGAGACCGATCTAAAAAGGGAGACAGTAATGGTACGCATATTCAAGGACGGTAAGCCGAACTATATGGTCCAAACAACGTGTCTGGACGCGGATTCTTTCGTCTCCGATCTATCCGAAGCAATGGCCCAATTGATGAATGGATCGCAAGATGATAACGCGATCGCAATTATGCAGGTTCTCGGCCATGCCATGCCTATCATGTTTAGGTTATCGGGATACAAATCCGACACAGTTACAGAACAGCGTACATTGGTAAGCGGCTTTATATCGCCGTCAGAATCGTCGGTAATAGCTACGGCTGGCAAATGACGATTCGCATCCCAACGACAATAGGCGCGCTGGTTAATCCGGCATTTACCGGCGGCGGTATAACTCACGGTCCAAACCGCACCGGAATAACGTCGAGATTTAGAGAGGGTTATGCATACAGTAAAGGAGACTTAAATATTTGGCTCGCTAACAGCGGGTGGATAGAGAGCATCATCGGCGTTAGTGACGCGAGAGGACAACCTGAGGACGAAGGAACAATGGCGAATTATGCGGAACAAATGGATGCTGCGACAGCAGTTGTCGAAAACTCAATGACCAAGTTCTTCGCTTCTCGCGATAGGTTCAAGGGAGAACTTCGCAACGACGTTTCTTCCGTCGGCGCCGCTGCAAATAGGATGCACGCCGAAATGCTAAAGTTACAGCAATCGGTAGAAGCAGCGATTCGATTGATGAATAGCGCCGAAATGATCGCGGCCCTAGCTAACGCAGAACGTCTTGCTCAAGCGCTTGGAGCAATCAATGCGTTGCAAAGCCAGCGTCTAACCTTTGCCGTGATAGAAAACAAAAGCCCGGCCTAATGAAACCCACCATCTGCGCCGTACTGATCGGGCGGAACGAGGAGCGCGACCTGCCGCGGGCGCTGAAGTCGTTGGATGGCGTAGCCGATCAGATCGTGTTCGTCGATACCGGCTCAACAGACGATACCTTCGCTGTAGCCAAACAAACGCGCCGCTGCCATGCCGTGACCTATCTCGGTGCCAGCGAGCCAGTGCCCGTACCATCGCAATGCGCTGGGCTCCCGGTCGAATACCGTATCGTCAACTTCGCGCAGGCGCGCAATCACGCCATCGAACTCGGGGAACTGTCCGGCTGCACGCACATCCTCTGGCTGGATTGCGATGACGAGATCACAACGCCGCTGGCAATCCGTCGCGCCGCCTACATGCCTGACGCTTGCTATGGCATCTGGATCGAAATCGGCGGCGGCATCCGGCAGGTACACCATCGGCTGATCCCGGCGAAGTGGCACCTGCGCTTCAAGGGTTGGGTACATGAATACCTGGTGCTCGGCGATCATCCGCAGATCGTGCTCAACGACGCCTGCATCCGCCACGACGCGACCGCGCACGCATCATCAGGCGAGAACTCGAACGAACGCAACATGCGAATCCTGACCGCGCAATACGAGGCCGAGCCGGATGCGCGGACGGCGTTCTATCTGGCGAACACGCACAAGGATGGCGGGCGGTGGGCTGAAGCGTGCGAGTGGTATCAGAAGCGATTGAACTACGGTCAGGCATTCCGCGATGAATGGCTATTCGCGGGCTTGTACAACATCCGATGCTTGCGTCAACTCGGCAAGGATGAAGCGGCCGAGCGCGGCGCGATCTATGCGATCGAGCATGAGGCCCCCGACTGGCAAGAGCTCCGCATGGAGCTCGCCTTCATCGCTTACGACCGAAAGGAATGGGCGAAGTGCATCGAGGAAGCGACCAAAGCGCTCGACAAACCCATCCCGCAGACGGTGCTCTGGCGCGAACCGCAGATGTACCGCGACCAGCCGGCCCGCTATATCTCCTGGTGCCATGAACACTTGGGCAACAAGGCACAAGCCCTCGTCTGGTCGCAGCTGGCGACGCGGCTGATCGGCGGACCGGATAGGGATTGGGCAAGACGTGAGGCGCGATTAGAGGCGGCGGTCGACGCAGCTCAGTATGGACTTGGACCCAACGCTGTTTTAGATGCGGCCCCGGCCATCGTCAAGGGCCTGCGGCGCATGGTGGCCCTGCATCGGCCCGGCGCTATCGGCGACATCCTGATGACGCTGAACCTGTTGCCGGCGTTCAAGGAAGCGAATCCCGATACCGATGTGCATTACTTCTGCAGCGCTGGGCTCGCGAGCATGGACGCGCTCGGCGGCATCATCCTCGCCGCCGGCGCCGATGCCGTCATGGACTGCGCGAGTCTGCCGCAGTGGCGAAAGCGGTATGACAAGACCCTCGATTTGGTCGGCTACCCGCTGGCCGAGGGGTATCCCGATAAGCCGATGCGCTTGCACCTGTTGCAATGGTTTGCGATGGAAATGGGGTTGGCGCCGCGCACTGTTTGGCCCGACAGCCTGCCATCGCTGACGCTGCGGCGGCCGAAGGCATATACGCCGTTGCCTGACAGTTTTGCAACGATCCAAGTTAAGGCCGGATGGTCTAAATTCAAAGAATGGGATTTTGAACGCTGGCGAGACGTCGAGCGACGGAGCAATATGTTGATCATTCAGATCGGCGCAAAGGATGATCCGTTAGTGGTTTGCCGGGATGGCGATTTACGCGGGTTGCGACTCAGCGATTCCATGAGCGTGTTCGCCAACGCCCGCATGCACATCGGCATCGATTCGTTCTGTAACCACCTCACAAACTACTACTGGACCGACGAGCACGGCGGACGGCGCGTGCCAGGCGTGATTCTGTGGGGCAGCACGCAGGCGAGCGCGGCGGGCTATCCCGACAACGTCAATATCAGCAAAGGGCTGGAGTGTCAGCCGTGCTTTAGGGAAAACCCGGCCATTAGCAGGATGCCGCGCGGGCCGTGTATCAATCCGCCACGGGCAACGTACGAAGACGATACGCCGCACGAATGCATGAACCGTATCAACGTCGACGAAGTCGTCGAAGCGGTGCGGACGATGTGGAACAGAACCGCAACCTAGACAGGAGCAATCATGGGCAGACGCCCGAAGCAATCACAACGAAAGGAAACTAGCATGGGACAGCACACGGGAACGCACGGAATGGCATCGGCCTCGCAGATCACGGACGCGGACCTGGCGGAGTTCATGCGGCTGAAGGCTGCCGGGCCTAGCCATGCCGCATGGCTATTTGTCATCGGCAAGCATCACGTCGGAAAGGATGGCCTGCCGCTGCATGTGAATAACGATATGGTCAATTTTCCGGCGACGTATGGCTTCGCCTCTGCCGAAGACGTGAAGGGCTATTTCGCCACCATCGAGACGGCGAAGTAGTGACGACGTCCTACGGCATGCGCGTCCTGATCGCTATAGACGCCCTCATCCAAATCACATGGCGCTACGGCGTGCCAGGGGTGACTATGAGTAGCAGGATAGGCACAGCGGCGGCCCATGGGCACCGATGGGGGATTATTGGCTCGTGGTGCCTGGACAAGACGCCGTGGCTTGGATTCGGGCCCAACCATTGCCGCGATGCGGTGTGCAACGACATTCTCAGAGCGCGAGCGGCCATTGTCGAGCTGACGGACCCTGTCGTCGTCGCCTACTACGCGGGCAAGCCATGACCGACGAAGCGCTGCTGCGGGAGATAGACGAGTGGATCGCAGCGCAGCGGTACATCGCTGGGACCATATCGCTTGAGACGGTGCGGCGTTGCCGAGCCGCCCTCGCCTCTGCCCCCGTAGGAGCGGAGCCGGGCGACGGATATGCCGACTATATGTGCCCGAACTGTGTCACACCGTGGAAGTGCAACGGGCCGCACATACCGGAATCCCACGGAGCGGAGCCGGCCAAAGGAGCGGATGCGCCGGAGAATGTATTTACGCGCGACAGCTTTGGCGGTGGCCTGATCCCGGCTCCTAACCTGACCTACGAAGAAATACGGGAACAGTTGTCCACCCGCGCGTCCCCCAGCAAGGCCGAAGGGGAGGTTACGACGGGGCAGGCGGAACTGGTGCTGGATATAGACGGTTTCGTGAAACGCTATCCCCATTCGCCGGCTCGCCGAGTCCTAGGCGCCTGCCGCGCCATGATCGAATCCCTCGCCAGAGAGCGGGATGAGTTGGTCCACGACAACGCGCGGCTATACGCCAGCCTGAACGGCGAGGCCAACGCGCGCATCGTCGCCGAATCCGAGAACGCCAGCCTACGCGCCAAGCTGGCCGAGGCGCAGACCAAGATCGCAATGCTCGACGGTGCGCTTGGCGACATTAGCAGCGCCAGGGACATTCACGAGGCAGCGGAAATGATATGGAAGCGCGTCCGCGCTTGCCGCCAATCCGCCCAAGCCGCAAGTCAACCGAGCAATCCAGAAACGTAGAGGGGAGTCGATGAAAGCTAAGATTAGCCGGTTGGCGTTATGGTGGCTGCGCTGCGCGGCACGCAACAGTAATTATGTCAAACACGCGACCAGAGAGTTCACCGCGACGGGTGACACAGAGTCAGACGGCCCGAATCGTTGGATGCGAGACCACCTGCAAAACCTGCTCGCTGTATTCGCTAATGAGGGACACAGCGGGAGCAGCGCTCCGTGGGCGGTGGCGACATTCAAGAAGCTCGCACTATTCGAGCCGCTAGGCCCGTTGACGGGAGCCGATAGCGAGTGGGTAGAGTTCGCCGAAGGTAAGTTCCAGAACAATCGTTGTAGCCATGTTTTCAAGGAAAACGGCGAGGCATACGACAGCGAAGGCCGCATCTTTCAAGACCCAGATGGATGCTGCTACCAAAACTTTGAAAGCCGCGTGCCGGTAACGTTTCCGTATACGCCGAAGCGCGAGTACGTGCTGCGTCAGCCATGACCGCCGAGAAGCCGGAGGGCGATGTGGCGCTGCGTTGGGAATTGTCGAGGATGGACTTCGATCAGATCGTGGCCTATGTCGAATCCCAATCCCTCCGTATCGCCGAACTGGAGAAGGCGCTGCGTGACGCGACCGATCAGATAGCGCGACAACATAGCCCGTTCAATCACGACTATATTCGAGATGAGAAAGCGTGCGCCGAATGCAAGAATATCGCCCGATACCGCCGCGCTCTCTCTAGCGGCCAACCTGAAGCGGATCATGGATAAATTGACCGGAGAGGTACTGCGTCAACACGCTAACGCCGAGCGCAGCATGGCTTGGGAATCGCAGGCGAGACAGCTTTTGCACTGGGCAGCGGAACTGATAGACGCGGCGGATAATATTCCTAACTTCGATAAATCTACCGCCATCCCCACTCCCTCTAGCGGCAAGGGGGAGTAGGGTGCTGCACGAAGCCGAATTGATCGAGTTCGTACTGGTCGAGATTGCCACTTCAGCGAAGCGCTACGGCCCGCCAGCATCGAGTCACGAGTCCTATGGCGTGCTCTGCGAGGAGGTCGCAGAACTGCTCGACGCGATCCGCAGCAATGATTTGTCGAGCATCAAAACCGAGTCGATCCAAGTCGCCGCCGTGGCGTTGCGCTTGGCCGACGCCTGTCTTACGCCGGAATTTATCAAACGGAGCAGTAAATGAGCTACGCTGATTTCCTTGCGGCGAAGGCGATACGAGATCCGCTGACCGGACTCGACATTATCCCGCCGCTCAATCCGGCGCTATTCGATTTCCAGCTGGACATCGTCGCCTGGGCATTGAAACGTGGACGGGCTGCCATCTTCGCCGACTGTGGTATGGGCAAGACTCCGATGCAGTTGGAATGGGCTAGGCACATTTCAGGCCGCGTGCTGATCCTTGCGCCCCTAGCGGTATCGTCTCAGACCGTCCGCGAAGCCGCCAAATTCAACGTGCCGGACGTGGCCTATGCGCGCTCCGGCGACTCGGCAACATCGCGCATCGTCGTCACCAATTACGAGATGTTGCAGCACTTCGACGTTGGCGACTTTGCCGGAATCGTGCTTGACGAATCTAGCATATTGAAGGCCTACGATGGCAAGACTAGGACAGCGATCATCGAGGCCTTCGCGCAAACGCCATTCCGTCTCGCCTGCACCGCAACCCCGGCCCCGAATGATTACATGGAGCTCGGGAATCACGCTGAGTTCCTAGGCACCTTGTCGCGGACCGAAATGCTCTCGACCTATTTTGTTCACGACGGCGGGGAAACGCAGAAGTGGCGACTCAAGGGTCACGCGCAGCAGGACTTTTGGGCATGGCTCTGTTCCTGGGCCGTAATGATCCGCAAGCCCTCAGACCTCGGATATTCGGATGACGGCTTCACTCTCCCGCCGATTGAGTATATCGAACACGTCGTAGGCGCGACCAAGGCGCAGGATGGCTATCTGTTCCCGCTGCCGGCCAACGGATTGCAGGAACGGATCGCGGCGCGCCGTGACACGCTCAAAGAGCGCGTCACCGAAGCCGCGTCCACGGTCTGCGCTGATCCTGGACAATGGATCATCTGGTGCAATCTGAACTCGGAATCGCAGGCGCTAGGCTCCGCTCTGATCGGGGCGGTAGAAGTCACTGGCTCGGACTCGGTCGAGTTCAAGGAAAAGGCATTGCTTGATTTTATCGACGGCAGGACTCGCATCCTGATAAGCAAACCGTCGATATTTGGCTTCGGTATGAACCTGCAGAACTGCGCGAACATGGCCTTCGTCGGGCTGTCGGACTCCTGGGAAGCGTACTATCAGGCCGTCAGAAGATGCTGGCGGTTCGGCCAAACGAAGCCGGTCACGGTCCACGTCATCACGGCGGATATTGAAGGTGCCGTTGTCTCAAACATCAAGCGCAAGGAAACCGACGCGGCCAACATGGCGCAGGAGATGCTTTCACACATGCATGATCTAAACGAACAAGCGCTGAAGGGCGCGACGGTAAGACAACGGGCCGAGTACGAGACGGATAAGGCGGAAGGTGAGGACTGGACTCTATACCTTGGAGATTGCGTCGACATTGCCAAAACGCTGCCCGATGAGTCGCTGCACTATTCGATCTTCAGCCCGCCGTTTTCGTCGCTCTACACCTACTCCGCGAGCGACCGCGACCTAGGCAACTGCCGAGACGATGATGTATTTATGGAGCACTTCGGCTTTCTGATCGCAGACCTGTACCGAGCGCTGATGCCGGGAAGGCTTCTGAGCTTTCACTGCATGAACCTACCGACCTCGAAACAGCATCACGGCTACATCGGGATTCGAGACTTTCGCGGTGATCTGATTCGACTATTCCAGTCCTACGGATTCATCTTCCATTCCGAAGTCGTGATCTGGAAGGACCCGGTGACAGCGATGCAGCGGACCAAAGCGCTCGGGCTGCTGCATAAACAGATCAAGAAGGACTCGTGTATGTCGCGGCAGGGCGTGCCGGATTATCTGGTGACGATGCGAAAGCCAGGAGAAAACCCGGAGCGAGTGACGCACACGAACGAAGACTTCCCGGTGCAGTTGTGGCAGAACTACGCTTCTCCGGTCTGGATGGACATCAATCCGAGCGAAACGCTGCAATTCCGTAGCGCGCGGGAACACGACGACGAACGCCATATTTGCCCGCTGCAGCTTGAGGTTATCCGCCGAGCGTTGAAGCTATGGACGAATCCAGGCGATACCGTGTTCAGCCCGTTCGCCGGGATAGGGTCCGAGGGCTACTGTGCCTTGCAGGCGCAGCGGAAGTTCATCGGAGCGGAACTTAAACCGTCCTACTGGCGACAAGCCTGTATCAACCTTGGCCGGGCACGGCAGGATCAAGGCCTGCTGCTGGAAACGGACGCTGCCTAGCTATCCAGAATCGCCTTGATCTGCGCCAGCTTGCCGTTTGCGGCGCCATAGGAGAAAGAATGAACGATTGGCCCCCGCGATTTCACATCGCCGATATGACGCCGGCTACGGCCGCGAAGTTTCTGCGCGACCTGTGCGAGCAGACCGTTCGTGGCTCGCGTGATTGGGACAACATGCAGGCCATCTTTGAACAATTCCTGACCGATGCCTACAATGGCGGCAAGAAGGCGGCTAGCCCAAATACGCCACAGTCAGCGCCGGAAGATCAACTTTCGGATCGCCAGTCACGGTGGCTGTGAACACGCCGGCCTGACCTGATTTGCCGGCCGGAACGGCAGGCTCGGCGGTCTGCGCGGAGCTTAGGTCGGCTGGGGCCGCGTGGTCGACCAGCCTACCGATTGCCGCAGTCAGGGCCGCGACGTCCGCGCTGACCGTGGTCTGAACCGCGGCAGCCGCAGCCGGTTTCTTCACCTTCAGCCAGACGAAGCCAACGACCAGGATCACCCCAGCGACGGCGAAGCCTACCCACCAGGGGATGCCGGAGCCGGCCGGGGCCGCGACTGGCGTCAGGGTTTGCGCCGAGGCGGACGCGGCGAAAAGATAGAGCGGGACAATCTTCATGGCGTTCCTTTCGTTGTGCATTGCAAAAAGAGGGCATCGACCTGCCGGGCGAAGTCTGCCATCGCCACGGCATCGGCGAGCTCGGCCGCGGCCAGCTGCTCCGTCGTCGCCGTCTCTGGATCTATCGGCGTGGGCTCGGGGAGTACCGGGCGCTGGTCTTCGGTGAAGCATGGGGTAATGACCGGCACCTTGACCTGCACCGTCGTCGTGCGCTGTTCTGGCGGCAGGGTTTGCAGCGGCGCGCAGGCGGCGAGTAGTACAATGCAGGCGAGCGGCGTGGGTAGCCCCCACGGTAGGCGCGCTATGCGGCGAGTACGTCGCCCGCCCATTATTTCCCCGCCTTCGCCGCCGCCCTTGCCCGCGCCGCGTCTCTCAGCAGTTTGTCCGTCGCATCAAGTTTCTGCTGGCAAGTCTGATCCTTGACCGGGGGAGCAGCGGCGATTTGCTGGTAGCGCTGGACCGCGGTCTGCGCAACGACATGGGCCGCTGCACCCTCAGCCCGAGCCTTGGCCGCAGCCGCGAAGTTTTCCTTCGCCCGGCCCTGCCACAAGTCCACCAGATCCGATTGCGTCTTGACGGCTGAGACGCAGGCTGCGGTATCGGACTGGGCATTCTTCGTCCGACCCTCGGCATCGTCCGCCCGCTTGTTCGCGGCATTCACGACCTCTTGATCGTGGGCGATCTGCTCCGCGACGAACGGGGCCGAGATCGAATGCTCGACGCTATGCCAGACCGTGATCGCGCCGAAGATGGCACCGGCCGCAAGGACGCCGTAGAGGATAAGGGAGATCATCAGCCTTCCCAATACCACTTTACGGCGCCAGCGAAGAAGGTCTCCAGCACCTTGCGCGCTTGTTCTACCGTGCAATTCGCGGCATGGGCGTAGCCAAGCAGATGGCCCTCGTCCATCGTGTCTTTTTCCAGCCGCCGCAAGTCGCCAGCGATCAAGTCGCGCGGCGAACCGCTGGCTTGGTAGTCGCCTTGCAAATGATTTCGGCTGACCACTCGCACATAATTCATGGGGTATCCCATCATTGCTTTTCCGCCGTCGACGCCATCGCCTTAGCCTTGAGGCTGGCCGCCTCGTCGCTTTTTAGTTTCATTTGCTGGGCGTAGCGGGCGCACATGGCCATGTCGTACGGCGGGAGCTTGGGCATGGTCATCTGCTTGGCTTCGCACTCGGCCTGCTAC